TCTTTGAAGTCAGTACATCTAACTCAAAGTGCAAATGATGTATAGCCTTTCTAATATCATCTATTGGAGTGTCGTGTTTTCTATTTGCTCTTAGTAGGTAAGTGACAGCTGTTCCGACATTATAACTTAGTTCAAAATTAGATATGACATCTTTTGCCATATATCCGTTCTTCCCTTTATAGTATTCAGGGATTGTATCATCTGTTTTTTCCATAGTATTTCTGTAGTTAATTGGTATTGGCATCTTCTATTTCATTTAATAATTGAGTAGGAGTATAGATCGGTAGGTCATCATTGTAATTTTTATATATACAAGTAAAGTTTTCTTTCTTTCCTTTTCTCCAAGTCCAAAGAGTTTTAGTAGCATTTTCAATTTGTTGCTTTAAAACCCACTTAATTGTTTTATAGTTTCTTGTCATTGTTTTGTTTTTTTAATTTAGGTTTAAAATGTTTTGTATAGTTTAATGGCTGTGCAAAACCGAACATCATTTTAAAAGTTCCCATTGTTTTCGGGCAGTACATTTTTACTTTAGTCATTGTATTTATTATATAGTTTTTTAATTCCATCAAAGCAAGTTGATATACAAGAACCACAATTAGTTCCTGTTCCATAATTTGAATTATAGATTGTATTGTAAATCTCAATCATTCGTTTTTTAGCTGCTTGATCCTTTGCCCTTCCTGTTTTTAAGTCTTTCCATAAGTCAAGTATTTCATCTATCATTTCTTGTGGCAAGTCATCAGGAGCTTCCATCTCAGTAGTCTTATCCCAAAATTTTTGTGGACAAGCCATAGGAGCAAGTCTTGCTTTCAACTTTACGAAACATAAACACCGTTTACATTGACCTAACGTCTTTGAATAATAAATACATTCCTTACAGATAGCTATTCTATCATTATAGACTTCATCAGGTACAAAAAATTTATTCATCTGTCAATTCTCTTTTAAGTATTGTTCTTACTTTGTCTATTGTAGTGAATAAGCTGTTACGACTTATTCCTGTTTTCTTTGCTAAAGAGTCTAATGTCTCTCCTGAGTAGTAAAGCTCAAAAACCTTGCGGTCATACCAATATAAATCGTTCAGAACTAAGTCGATACTATCTAGCTTTTCAAACTTTAAATTCTTAACAGCAGGTTCTTCTGCTATATTGTAAAGGTTCTTAGTAGGTATTACTTCCCCAGTTTCTATTACGTCATAAGTTACGTTGCTTGTAAAGCTATCAATATGAGTATAGTATTTCTTGTACTGATAATAAAAAGGACTTCTTGTACTTGTTAAAGCCCGTCTTAGAACTACTGCACCATAGCGAGTAATTCCATCTAAGCCATCTTTGTCATATATTTTTTTTAGTTGTTCGGGGTTCATTTGTAAAAAATAAAGCATACATTCCTGCACCGCGTCATCTACTTGTTCCTTATCTTTAGTAATACCATAACACATAGTCCTAAATTTCTCACTTAGCTTTGATATTTCAATATAAACTTTATTCACTTGGTTCTTCTAAGTTGTCTATCTTATCTACTGTATCAATTACTAATTCATTTAATACTGTCTTGTAAGCTCGTATTACAGCTCTGTTTTTATTTGTTTCAAGTCCTGCAAAAAACCCATTTGTTGCTACTGATGTATTAATAGGAATAATGACTAGCCAATCGTACCAATTATTTTCAGATCTCCCAGAGCCATAGGCATTATGATATTGAATTATTGTTTCTAGCACATCAAGATAATTATTGTATCTACTTTTTGAACTTACCTCTTTTGCAAACTCTTGACACATAATAAGATAGGCTTCAATTATATTTCTGTGTTCCTCGCTTGCGTAGATTGGCTTTGTCATACGCAAACTTAAAATAAAAGTTTACTCAATTCCTTTTTCTTTTTTTAACTTTTCAACAAGGTCTTTGTAATAACTGATTTTTTCTTCATAATCTATACGGCTAACTTTCATAATTGTTTTAGATAAAAATTGTAATTCTTCAGCTTTTCCCTCTCCATACTTTGCATCTAAGTTAATGGCAAATTTATATTGTTCTCCTGCTTTGAACATATTACAACCCACGCATTGTACTTGACAATTTTCTTCATCCCATCTTGTAGTTAAGTGTTTACGGCTTTGAAAGTGTCCATTCTGCATTCCTGATTTGTAATGACTGACCTTGTTGCACGTGAAACACTGTACTAACCCTTCTTCTGATTCTCTAAGCCTTATGTAAAGACTAAAGATAGTGTCTAGTTCTTTTTTTAGTTTACTAATTGTTTTCATATCCTAAGTCTTTACGCCATTTATCCTGATAAGTTCCTTTTCTTAAGTAGTATTTTTTTCCTCTGTATTTTGGTTCTTCTTCTTGTAGCTTTGCCCTTGCCCTTTTAATGCTTGGAGCTGAAGTAAATTTATTCTTAGAATATAACATTAAAAACTCTACAATTGGTGTTGCTTGAGTTATTCCTTCCATATGAGTAAGTTCTTCTGCCCATATATTAGAGCAAAGTCTATTGTCATTATCTCTTAAATCAGGGTACATCTTTAGCCAATACTTTACTTTTTCTTTTGTTTTCATATTATAGTTTTAAAATTCATCTTCCCATTTAGTATAGAATATAGCTTCTAAAATACAGACTAATATTGTTGTTAGCCATACTATTATTAGTATCTTCATTTTATATATTTTCTGAGCAATTAGGGCAGCGCCCTATTTCTTTTACTTCTTGGGTAATTTCATCACCGCAACAAGTGTATTCTGTTTCTCCTTTCATCTTATTTGTTTTAAGGGTTCTTGATACCAAAGGGTATTTCCTTTTGGCTTGTTTAATGTGTGGACTTCATAATAAGCATTATCGCACATTTCTTTCATTTTATAAGTCCATCTGTAAAAAGTTCGGATATTTAAAAATGGCTCGTCTTTGCCAAATCTCACTCCATAGTGGAAAGCATCTGCTACTTGATTAAAGCTCATATTTCCAAAACGCTTTTCCCTTATTAAGTCTTTAGCAAATATCTTACTAAGACTAGCTAATGTCTTTCCATCTGTATTATGACCTATTTCTACTTTAGTTGTATTTAGTAAATCATAAACTTTTTCTGTAAGTTCTTTTAAGTTCTCTTGTTTTAATGGCTTCATAAGTATTCTTTTCCTTTTAAATATTCATTAATTTGTGAATCTATTTTTGACATTGTTGGTTTTTTATACTGTCTTTTCTCCCAAGTGATAATGGCTTGTTTCCAATCCTTCATTTTATTTTTCCCTATCATCCATCCCTTAGATTCATAAAAAGCTATAAAGGCTTCAGCGTCTACATTATTCTTGCGTAATATACAATAATTTTCAACTTCCAAAATAGTGGGCTTATTAAAGTATTTATTTATTATTCTTATTTCTTTATTCTTATTAATAGTTGTTAAGTTTGTAGCTGACAAGTTGTTTAGTAACTGCATAACTTGTTGTTCATTTATTTTGAAGTATTGTTTAGCAGGAATGCCTTTGCGCTTAACTTCTATCAGTTGATGCTTTTTAAGCTCTTTAAGGCACTTTCTCTGCTGATATGCAGTTAGTGTAGTGTCTTTCTCTATATTAGCTTCAGTATTAAAAAACCACCCATCAGTCATTCCATTAGCTATAAAGTATTCTTCTTTACTAATTAGGTCAGCAAGTAGGACTGCTTCTTTCAATCCAACTTGCCTTGCCAATTCTTTATTTAATACTAGGAATGCTGAACTACTGAGCAAGTGTTTCATATAATCTTAATTGTAAAGTGATAATTTTTGAGGGCTAACTTAACATTTTCTAATTGATTATAGAAGTCAAAATAAGAAGTTTTTATTATACACTTGACTTGACCACTTGTTACTTCTAACAAAACATTAAATTCTAAAGCTTCCTTAACTCCATTTTTTAATAAGTAGCTTTTCATATAATCTTTATTTAAAAAAAACTCTTTAGTTCCGCCAATATCTTTATAGGCTTTGTAGACTTTGTTGTAGGTATCACGATAAACAGGACAGCTTCTATACAAAGGATTGTGCCTGAGTTCATAATGATAGATTAAACTTCTGTCCCTATTTAGACCTTTGCCTATTATTGTTCTATGTATATCTTCTTCAGTTCTAGCTATATAGCCTGTAACTGCCCTAGCTACTTGTAAAGGTCGCTTCCTGCTTTTTAAAGCAAGTGCGCCATCAGGCAACCCCAAAACTCTCGTAGTGAGGTTGCATAGGTTTTTAAAATTATCTTCTGCTGTCATTAGAAAGGAGATTCATCAGTTTCGCCAACAGTTTCCTGACCTAATTTAGCTATAAACCACCCGTCTATATTATGAAAGTATTTACCGTTGTACTCTCTTGAAGATAAGTTAATTGAAACACTAACTTCAGAACCGACTTCAATGTCCCTAATCTTTTTAATCTTATCGCCAAAGAAACTTATAGCTACTTCCTTGTTGTAGTCTGTTCCTGATTGCTCTACAAGGATAGATTGTTTTTCCCAAGTCTTACCTGTTTTTGAAACTCCTGTTTCTCTTTCTAATTTTGAAATTAGTTTACCTGTTATTTCCATTTTTTATTTAATTAATTGATTAATAATTCCTTCTTGACTTTTTGATAATATATAGTTAGGCAGCTTTTCTTTTACTGCTTCAGCCTTCCCATCTTCTAATGCTTTAAGCATAGCCTTAAACTTTACTTCATCTAGTTTTTCTTTCTTAGCAATAGGCTCATTTACTTTATTACTATCAGCGTCCTTAGTATCATCTAATAAAAATAGATTTCCTAAAGCGTATTTCTTAGCATAAGAACTGCTAGAGCCAAAGCTCTGAGCAATATCCATTCCTTTCCTTTCAGGGTTAATCCCTGCTTGTGCTTCTACAGACATATTGGTTTCTCCATCTGAAATAGATACTTTTGAGTTTAAGACTAAATAGCCTGCAATTTCTGAAGTTGATTCTGTAATAGTTAAATAACAGTTGTACTTCTTTAGTAATGGTTTTACAGCTTCTAGTATATCTTCAGCACTTCTGTACTTATACTTTCCAAAACCGTTAAACTGATTCTTTGGAGCTTTAAGCTCACTTTGGATAGCTATTAAATAGTCTATCTTTTCTTCTGTTTTCATATATTCTTTTTTTGTGCCTACTTAAAAGGGCTTCGGCTTTCCCTGTGTGCAAATATAAACAAATTTATTAACTTATTTTGTCTTGATATGTTTAACTAATTGTTCTTTTATATACTCTAAATGTTCTGTATCAATCCATTCTAGGAAGTTATAAGAGTCAAAACAGATTTGAAAGTCTTTGCCGTATTCATCCGTACCTCTTAAATAAAGTTCGTTTTCGTGAGCTTGGAATGTATTAATATCATTCATTCTTTTGTGTATCAATTCATTTTCTAACTCAGGCATTTGCATTAGTTGTTCTTCTAATTCTTTTTTTGTCATTATTTTAAATTAATTATTAAAGGTTTCTTGTTATTGTCCTCATACGCTTCTGCATATTCAGGGAGTAATTCTTCTGGATGGTCTAAGTTAATTTGCCACCCTTCTTCTTTAAGCATCTTAGTAAATAGATTGTAGCATTGTAATTCAGTTCCTATGACTTTGACATCAGGAGTATTTTTTAAGCTCCAATATTCACATAGTACTTTTGTATTGTCTAATGGTTCTTTTGACCAAGAATTATTTTGAGGTTCATTAAACCATTCTTGATATTCTGCGTCTTGTATATCCATCTTAAAACTTTTTTGACCAATCAATAGAGCTGTAGTACATTGTCTTTACGTGAATAAATAAATCTCTTACCTCTGTAAATTTTAATTCCTGCAATTCTTTTTTATTAAACTTGATTAGAGTAGGCAATAATTCAGGCTTGTTTTTTTGCACATCTAATAAGCTGATAATAGCTTCCTTCTTGTTAATTGCTTCTTTCATTTTAAATTCTGACATTTTCTTTTTTTGTTTTAATTAATATGAAGCAAAATTAAAAAGAATATTTGAATTAACAACTATATTAACACAATAATAAACAAAGTTATTAACAAATTAAGAGTTTAACTCTAGGAAAGACTTTAAGGCTTGTGTAGTATATAGGGGTCAAAAAAGAAAGAAAGTGCCTTAGAGGGCTGAGGGGGGGGTGCTATAAAGGCATTAATAGGTTTATAGGTAGAGTTCCGTTATTCAAAACGACACTACAGCCGATTGATTGTTTCTTAAAGTTCTTGGCGTATGCTGCTGCGTAGGTAGTACAGTCCACTCCACATCCGACCTGCATTCCAAAGACTCTGTACTTCTTTCCACAGAACCATTGTACATAGGCTAATGTATGAGTATGACCGCAAACGCTTGACATCAGGTTGTTTTTTGACTTAGCGGCTGCCTGTCCGCCTTCCCCGTGTTCGTAAAGCACATTATCATAAGAGATAGACTCTACCCAATTCCAATTAGGAGTTTTTAAGACTTCATTGTAAGACCTTATCCACGCTTTAGGAATGCCGCCTGAGAATGATTTTCTAGCAGCCATCCTGTCGTGATTGCCAATACAAATATCAGCATCAGGGAAAGCATTGTACCATTCAGAAACTTTTTTGATAGTCTTTTCAAGTTCTAACCCTGCTGACATTCCGTCTGGGTCTGGCTCGTGATAGCTAAACGCGTGATTATCAAGGATGTCGCCAATAAATATAACCTGATTGCAGTTAAAGGTTTCGTACTGTTCTAAACACCAATCAAGATAGCCGTCTAAACAGAAGGGTTCGTGCAAATCTCCAATGACTAAAATGTTCCTAGTTTCAGTTTCTCGCAATTTCTGTAAAGCAGCTACCTCGTGGGGTTTTAATCTGTATCTATTACTTTCCACTATCCGCAATTCCCTGTCCTATAACTAAAGTAAGGGCTGCATAAAATAGGTTTGTTGCTGTTGCTTCATCTACTCCTAAATAAGTTACTAGAATAGGAATAATAATACTACCGATTGCATACCAAAATTTCTTAGATTTTAGCATCTGACTGATTAACCACTTTTTCATTTTATTTATTTTTGATTATTAAATTAATATTTGTTCCGCCTAAATTAAGTATTTCCTTCATCAACAACTCCATAGCAAGTCGTGAGTTTTTAACAAAGTCCTGTTCAGTTCCAATTCCCACCAATACGCAACCTCTAGTATCTGAGCTTTTATTTCCGATATGCACTAAGATAAAATCTCTATTAGGTACATCTTCAACTAACAAGTGTAAATAATCTCTTGTTGCTGATTCTCTTGCTGTTCTTAATCTTACTTTATACTGACCTTCAGGGATGCAAGATACACTTCTTTGATTGTCTAAATAAGGTAACTCTAAAGTATCGCAAAGCCATTCTCCATTTAAGTACAGATTACCGATAGTTGAAACTTCAGTAAAAGTTTCTCGTATGATAAGCAGATTAACGCCCTTGACCTCTGTATTTTTGCTTGTAAGCATTTTGATTTTTTGAAGCATTTTTAGAATGAACTCCTTTACGCTTTTTACTATTTGACTTAACAGTTTCAATTATCTTATTTTTTGCCATTTCTTCTTTTCTTTTGAAAGTACCACTTGTCGGCTGTGTATGCAATAGACACTACTAACAAGATTATCTTTAAGACTACTTCAATGTTACTGAAAGTCGTTACGCTTAATATTGTCGTGTTTAACAGGACTACATCCCCTGCTTCCTTTGCTAGTTGTTTTAGTGCCATTTTTTAAATATGATTTTAATTTAGTTTTGTTTTTCTCTTTTACTCTATAAGTCTTTTTCATTAACTACCTGCATTTAAAAAATTCCTTAATGTTAACTTGCTGCCCTGTTGGTTAGGTCTTTCAAGATTCATATTGGAGTAAAACGAGTTGCGATCTGGGTTTACGTCTGCGCCTGTGTTGGTCGTGTACTCAGGAAAACTAGCTGTATTGTTTCTTATATAGTCTATCATTCGTTCCATATAGTACTCAGCAGTATTCAAAACCTCATTTCTAAGGTGTTGAGCTTCTTCCGTTGATAAGGCATTTCCCGTTTCTGAAGTCTTCGAAAATATATTCCCGTTCTCAATTTTGAAGCGTAAAAAAGGGAGTGCCATATATAGAGCGTAACTCGGCAAAAGTTCTGCTATGTAATCATTTAATAAAGTTGCATAAGCTGCATTGGCAGGAACGCTATTTACTGTTCCTGCTATAATTAAAGATTTTAGCTTCTCGTTTAGGTCTGTGCCTAACTTCGTTTCACAATACAATTTTTGCGCCTGTTTAATATACGGTAGCAAAAGCTCTGGGTCTACATTAAGACCGATTGTCGTGGAATCTTTTAAGCGTTCCTCACTTATAAATAAAACGTAAGCCATAATTTAATTGTAATATCCGTTATTTTTCATTTTTCTTGGTGGTATTGCTACTAGCCTGTCATTCTTTTTAGCGGTAAACCCTTCTGACTTTGCCTTAGTGTACCCTATTGCTTCAGCATCTTCTATTTTAGTAGTCCTAGATTCCCCTATTACAGTCTTGAAAATTCTACGACTCCAAAAATGAAAACATTGAGGACCGCCTTTGTATAAAAACAAATTGTAATTTGCACCATTATGTCCGAAACCAGGATTAACACTATTACTTTTTGTTCTTATAATATCTTCTTTTCTGTAAAGTTTTTTAGCTGACTCCATTTTCTTGCAAAAGTCCCTGCTAGTTCCTGACTTGTTAGTTAAGAAATTGTCATTAGAATAAACATACCTTACCCTAAAATAATCATAAGTTTTTTTAGAGATACCATCTTGTTCTGACTTACGGCTTGGAATTGCTCTAGGAGTTGAAGCTAGTTCTAGTTTCTCTGATGCTATTTCGTTAAGCGTTTCTTCAAAGTTAAAGTCTTGGTGCTCGCCATCTACTTCTTCTTCTTCTACCAATTCCCATTCGTCTGACATATCTTCTCCACACTCGTCTATAAACGCGTCTAAGGCAGTATATTCCGTCATCTTAGTAAAGTCCTCATTAACTACTACATCTTCCTTTAGAGGCGCTAATCCGAGTTCCTCGCGTATTTCGTCCTGTGTCATTACAGCCGCTAAGTCTTGATTTGTGAATCTTGTTGTTATTGGTTTAAGCTGCTCAAATCTTACAGGCATATCCATATTATTAACTGTAAAGATTTTTTTAAGGACTTTTAAAATATGCTGTTGAAATGGTTTTACTACCGTATTGCTATAAAAATTCGCTGCCGAGTTCAGTTCGTCTGCGTTATTTCCCAATCCACTATCGCTCTTAATTCCCATTAAAATTGGACTCGTTACTCGGTGTCCTGTTAAAATGTTTTGAACCAAAAGCTCTTGGAGTGCGAGGTACTGTTTATCGAGGTCTGAAGGACTTATTGCTGTAATCTCAGGAGTTCTTGTCTTATCGTCTGAAAACGTCAATATGAACTTCCCTGCGTTGTCAGCTCCTGTGAATTTAGCCGCTAAACTTTGTTCTATTTGAAAACGTTCTTCTTGTGTCGGAACTCCATTCGCGAAGGATATTAGGAAACTCCCAGAAAAGCCTGCCGAGATATTGTTAAGATGGAACTCAGCCACCCGTTGATCTACTAAAGCCCAATTATTTGCAGCAACGTAATCTGGTGTATGATAAGCGTTCATATTAGGACTGTAAAGCCCTGTATATAAAATCTGATTAGGCGAGGTTCTGTCATTAGTATTAAAAGCAGGCACTCTATAAGGTTTGTTCTTTCTAGTATCTGACCAATCTGCTGAAACATAATATCCTTCAATTTTTCCTAATTCGTTTGGTTTTTCTGCTCTAATTTTGTCTACTCCGATATGATAGATCTCCGATATTCTAGTCCTGTCTTGCGACCATACTATGTTAAGAGCAAAAGCTCCTTGTAGCTTAAAGTCAAAAGATATTTTTTTAATGACTTCCTTACTATTAGCTGAATTGAAAAACTTTTTTAATTTCACAACTGCTTCTAAATCTCTTTCTTCTTCATCTTCTATGACTATATCCTCTCCTGCTATCATCTCTGCCGTTGCGTTAATAATAGCCGCTTGGGTTGAGCTGTTATAATAAAGGTCAATTAAGAACTGAGGGTAGAGATTCGCCCAATCTTCTGTGCCGTAATCTACCCAATGTTTTGAACGCGATTCTGATACGACTGGAGCTGTTGTTGTGCTTAAATTTATGCTTAGTATATTTTCCATTATTGTCCGTAATATATGTAATTAGTTTGTTCTATTGTTGCTGTAATAGTTGCAGCAGTAGTAAACCCGCCACCTGTTAAAGTTACTATTGGGATAGCTTCATAACCACTACCTGCATAGGTGATTGTTACAGTATTAACTACACCCCCACCATCTATAGTACAGGTCGCTGTAGCTTGTATTCCCCCTGTCGTTGCAGGAGCTGCTATTGTAACTGTCGGTGCTACTCCATACCCTGTACCACCGAAAGCGATACTTAAAGTCATTACTCTTTTTGCACTTTGAATGTATTGTACTTCCTCGCTTCCGTCCTTTTCTGCTAAATACAATTTTCCAATAGCCACAAGCCCTTCTACTACTCCATTATTATTATGTACAGGCAATATATCTGTTTCCGTTGACGGGGCAGTTGCCTTTCCTAAAGCTACTGTACCAATCCAACTGACTTCATAGACTTCATATTTGTAATAGCCCGCAGGTTTTAAATTTATTTTCC